TACCTCTGGCATATGGTCCTCGTCAGAAATTCTTACAGAGATTGAATCAAGTAGGTCTTAATAAGACATCTGTCCAGATCACTCTTCCTAGAATATCCTTTGAGATACAAGGATTTAGTTACGATGCAACTCGTAAGGTATCTCCCACTCAATACATCAGAAATACACAAGCTGATGGTAAAGAGTTTAAAAGTTTTATGCCAATACCATATAATTTGAATTTTGAATTGGCAATCATGGCAAAGAATCAAGACGATGGTCTTCAGATTCTTGAGCAAATACTTCCAGTATTTCAACCAAGTTTTAATATTACATTAAACCTTGTGCCTACTATGGATGAGAAGAAGGATTACCCTGTGACCCTTGTCTCAATTGATTATGAAGATGTATATGAGGGTGACTACGATACTCGTAGGACTCTGGTATATACCCTACAGTTTGTTGCTAAGACTTACCTATACGGTCCAGTCCAAGACAAGTCTGGTGAGGTTATTAAGAAGGCAATTCTTGACTACTCTACTAAGACTGAGTTAGCACCTAATGCACCACGTGAAGTGAGATATCAGGTAACACCTGATCCAGAAACAGCAGATGCTGATGATAACTTTGGATTTAATGAATTGACTAGTGAGTTCGTTGATTCCAAGCAATGGAACCCAACTACAGGACAAGATGAAGCAGTTTGATGGGATCGAAGAAGCTTTGGACGTTGAGACATCTCTCGTTCCTAAAAAGGAGTCTAAGATGGAGGTTGTACCAACGACGACTACGGAGCAACTCAAGAAAGACTATGACTACACGAGGGGCAATCTCTACTCGCTTATTGAAAAGGGTCAAGAAGCAGTGGACGGTATCCTCGAAGTGGCTCAGAGCAGTGATCAACCAAGGGCGTACGAAGTAGCAGGCCAACTAATTAAACATGTTGGTGATGTTGCTGATAAACTTGCTGATCTACATAAAAAAGTTAATGAGATAGAGAATCCGAAAGGAGGAACGTCTGATAAACAAGTCACCAACAACACTATGTTTGTTGGTAGCACAGCAGAACTTGCTAAATTCTTAAAGTCTAAGCAAGATAAATAATCTAGTAAAGGTATTCTTTTAAAATGTCAGTATTAAACGTTATTGATACGCAAACAGTAAGTGGTTCGGGTACTGCCTACATCACAGTTAAGTCTGGTGTACTGCGTGTCTTAGCAACTTCAGCATCTTCAATACAAGTAAATGCTGGACCTGCAATCACCCTAGCAGCAGGTGTCCCTGAGTTAATCTCATGTGGCAAACCTGCAAACGCACGAATTGCTTCTGCAACTGGTGCTAATCCTCAAGTTATCACTGTAGAAAGTGGTGGTACTCCTGGTCATAAGTTTGTGACTGGAGACTATATCTCTACTCAGAATGGTGGTGACACAACATACGCAGCTGCATTTGTATCTGCTGTAGGTAGTGGTAAAGTAGTTGCTTCAACAACTGATGGTACCATTACTACTGATATTGATTCATCTAGTGCAGGTGGAAACTTTAGTAATGCTGATGCACAACTAATCCTAGGTCAAACTCCTCTAGTTAATAGGGCAGTTAAACTAACCGCAGGTAGTGCTGATGTGGTAGTAGAGCAAGTCCAAATCGTTGGTGGATAACATGTTATCTTTCTCAAAACTTAATGAGCTGAAGAATTCAACTTTATTAAGTTACAGTCAAAAAGCAACAAATGACTTAGCCTTCAAGGGTGATGGTAAAAAGAAAGCTCGTAAGAGAGCTACTGGAATCAAAACCGCTACAGGAAGACTAGCAATGAGAGCTACTGATCCTGATGGTAAGTTAGGATTCAATAAGAATCCTAAGAATGAAGAGTTTGAGCAGGAAGGTACAACTTGGGGTCTCTATAAAGGAGACGGTAAACCTAAAGGTGCTGCTGCTGCTTTTGCTAAGAAAGCTGAGAAAGATAAGAAGAAGAAAAAGGAAGAGAAGAAACCTGTAGATGAGGCAAAGGTAGATAAAGGTCGTAGCGATTACGGTAAAGCATCTATCAGAAACTATAGAAGAGCAGGTCCAGGTCACGGTGATCCTGGTATGTTTGACCCAGAAGGTAAGAGAGGGAAAACTATTGACAAACGTAGGGAAGAGCACAAATCACGTCGTGGTGTAAAGGGTGCTAAAGTACCTGCATATAAGAGAGAAGAGTATGTCCCAGAGGAGGGATATGACCACTGGAGAGACAAGCAACTAGAAAGAGGTACTTGGAAAGGTGGTGGTGGATCCTCTAGCGGTGGAGGTAAGAAGTCCAAAGGTAAAACTAATTACCAAAAACAAGCAGAGAAGGAGCACGGTAAAGGTGTTACTGCTCTCGACATCGTTAAGAAAAACATTGAAAAGAAACATGGTAAAGGAGCTATTATGAAAAATGAAGAAGTAATCAGTGAATTATCAGCTGATACCCTACAGAAAGCATCTAAGGCTGCTGACATAGACCGTGGTAAGAAAGCAGTGGCTGGCGACAAGGCAGGTGCTGCTAAGAGAGTTAAGCAAGCATCTAAATTCTATACAGCAGGTGCTAAGAAAAGAAAGTCTGAAGCAAAGGAAGAGTATACTGTTACCAATGCTGACAAGAAAGGTAACACACCTGCATGGCAAGGATATAAGTCAGGTAAGAAGAATGCCAAGACAGGCAAACCTCTATACAAGGCAGCAGACCATGTGAAGGAGGGTGTTGCTGCTGAGAAGGCAAAGAAAGAAGCAATTCTCAAGCAAAAAGAGGAAGCTAAGGTCGCTTCAAAGAAAAGCTTGACAAAAGAAGGGCACTGGGAGTATCATGAGAAGGAAGGACTGAAGAGATTCTCTGATTTCCTTAGTGAGGGCAACCCTACCACTCGTATGATGGGGAAGTCCAAGACCCAACAGACTGGTAACATCAGTGCTGACAGGGGGACTGACGCAAAAAAGAATAAAGAGTCCCGCAAGGGGCTCGAAAAAGACCTAAAGAAGAAAGGTATCGGCTACAAAAAAGGTGTAGGCGAATACAAATATGATGATGGTTCTAAAGGACGTGAAGTTTCGTATCAAACTTCCCCTGCAAAGGGCATGTCTAAGCGTCGGTTTGGTAAAGTAATGCGAAGACTAGGGAGGAAACACGGTCAAGAATCCGTAATCACCAAGGACAAAAACAAACCTGCAAGGCTTCATGACACTGAGTCAAAGAAACCAAAGCCTTCAGAGAAACTAGGTAAGACCAAGCCTGGTAAGCATCCTAAGGGATATGGTGAGACTTCTGGCACTAAAGTTAGAAGTAAGAATTTGTCCAAGAAAACAAACAAACCGAGTTTCCATTATGGCTGAGCGTAGAAAAGTTTGTAGGTATTGTGGTCTCACTGCCCCTCTGGGACATGCTAGACCTTATACATACATAGAGAAGCACGAATTACATTGTGCAAAAAATCCAAATGTAAAACCATGAAGTTCTTAACCAAGATTAAAGATTGGGATAAGGCAATGGCAAAGAAACTTCAGGACAAGTTTAACTTGACTGATTATCAGATGCTATGTCTTGCATTCGGTAAAGGGTTTATTCTAGGAGCACTTATTCTTTGACATCTGAGGATGAAACGAGAAAAGACCTAAGGAAATCTGCAAAGTTACTTATCAAAAGAGCAAAGAAACATCCTGGTTGGTATACACCGCAGGATGTTTATTACGCTAAGTTGATAAAAAAACAAAACAAAAAACTAAAAGGAGACAAACATGACTGAAGATGACGCATGTCATTTATCTTGTGAGGTTGACGACATTAAACTTCTTCATAAAGCACTCGAATCCTATGTCCCTAACGCTGATGAGATCGAGCGTAAGGACGGACTCCAAGATATTTTCAATCGTGTCTTGTTAGACATAGTTTTAAACTCCCCTTCTTACGTTAAGAAGAGTGAGTAGGCAGGTAGAATGGTCTGCATATATTTTACTTCCTTCCAACAGGCTTGAGAAGGTTTATTTTCAGTGTACAAGTAATCTTAGAGAGGATGCAAAGTCAATCTGTCAAGCACGTTTTGGTGTCACGGATGTCAGACAATTAACTCGTCAGTGGTAGTATATACTCATAAATAATTTTGTCATTCGAGACAAAGTGGAGTTGAAACTATCATGTCCCACTATACGGTTGGTTACCACGATTCAAACCGACAACATTATGAAATATGTGAGTACGCAGAAGATGCCTATGAAGCTATAGAACATTCAAAAGAGGATGTCCCTGGATTAAGGGAGCATCCTCATTTTATTGACTATTGCACGATGGGTATGGAATTATGAAACACGAAATTATGTGGTGGATGTCTAGATTAACTATAATGTTAACGTCATTGTTTTTATCAATGACACTAGCAGCGAAAGCATACGCTGTTGATATACAGATGGGTTACGAAGGTAACCTAGTCTTTGAACCAAGTGAAGTGACTGTCTCTGCTGGAGACACAGTTACATTCATTAATAATGCCTTACCTCCTCACAACATCATTGTTGATGGTAGAGAAGATCTATCAAGAGAATCATTGATGTTTAGTCCAGGTGAAACACAAGAGATTGTGTTTGCTGACAAGGGAGATTTTAACTTCTCATGTGCACCTCATGCAGGGGCTGGCATGAAAGGAGTTATTCATGTAGAATAAATACCATTGCTTTGTATCATATAAATGGCTACTATAACACTTAAG